CGCCATATATACCGGTCGTAAAATCCCCATTATTTAAATATATTGCAAGAGCGTCTGGCTGCGTCTCGCTACTCCAATATGCAACAGGCAATCTTGGAGTTGCATCTAATGTTTTTTTTGATTCAGATACGCAAAGCAATATCTTGGCATCAGCAAACTTTTCCGGCAACGCTGATAAAGCCGTTTGGGTGCTGTCAGCAGTAACAGTAGACTGCCCTATATACGATGGGCCTACTGGTATATTGCTTATACTTGTTGGGAAATTTGACGCCTGCATTTGCTCACTTTCACCGGTTTTACTCCTAATCGCATTAGCGATATTTGTAAACAGTTCTGTTAACTGGCTCATACGCCCACCTTACGATAAAAGATTGGCTCCGCTAACAATATACAGATTATTAGCTTTAATCCCACCAACATAAAATTCCGTTTTAGTGCCATCATACTTAATGGCGCACCCAGCTTCCGGAACAGAACTCGTTTCCGGTGTAGTGATATTGCATGGAATCTGGAAATTCCTTGTGCCCACGGTTAAGCTCAAAGGATTGCCAGCCACCTCTGCAACCTTAGTGGAGCCAGTATAAGCGGTAGAAGAATAAATTCTACCAAACAGAAAAATAGCTCCACCAATTTTGATTGCATACACATTTACGCCGTTAACTGAAGAATCAAACCCGGCGTAAACAGGTGTAAGCGAATTAGCAGCGGTTGCAGCCCCCTCGGCAGTAGTCTTAACGTTATTCACCTCGCCCTGCGTATCAGCAAGGTTTTTCGTCAGCGCCTGAATGTCCGTGGTGTTCTTCGTAATCTTCGCTTCCTGCGCCTGAACCTGAGCGTTCGCCGCAGCCGCCGAGCTTTCCGCAGCAGTCGCGCTTGCATCAGCGCCCGCAATCGCGGTGTCGATATTCAGCATCGCGGTATTCACATCGCCCAGCCAAGAGGGCTTATCGCCCGCAATCCATTGGGGCAAATCATAGTGAGAAGTCTTGTTCGTGTAACCCATAATAAAAGTTCTCCTTTACAAAATTTTATTTTAAGATATTTGTTCGTTATTCTTTTTATAGAACAACGCCCGTTATCTTTTCAAAGAATAACGCTTTAATAGCTCGCATTGATAGCCGCCGTGATATTTGCTGCAATCTGGTCGTCTACATACTTCTTTGTAGCCGCCTGTAAATCACCCGTAGGCGCTCCACTCAGCGTAAGCGGCCCGGTCATAGTACCACCGCTCTTCGGCAGACAGCTTCCGAACGCCCCAAGCACATAGTTCTTACTCGTAGCGCTATGTTCCGTAGCGGGAACATCGCTGACCAGCACCAAATCCCCAGTCATCGTCCCGCCATTAATCGGCAACCTAGTAGCCACTTGAGCATCCACATACTCCTGACTTACACCGCCGCTGCCAGCATGGTCATCGACATACTTCTTCGTCGCCGCCTGCAATTCCTCAGTCGGCGCACCACCAAGAATCAGCGGCCCAGTCATGGTAGCGCCTGACTTCTTCATATAGCTCGACAGCGCGCCATTCAGACTATTCTTATTCACGGCATCATCGCCGGTCTGCGGCGTGCCAACTCTCACCGGCACATAGCTATCCTGCGTGTCCGGCTCAACAAACGCCGCAGCATTTGCATTGCCAACACCAGTAAGTCTTGCACCGGTAGTCCCAGTAGGCTGAACAACAGCGCCGACATACAAGCCACTACCGGAACTCGGCATTTCAATCTCCTGAACATTCGTCAGAGCGTGTTCATTCATATTGATATTGCCATCCATCGTACCGCCCGAAGTCGGCAGTCCACCGGCCTTAACCTTATCCGACAGCCCCTTAACCACGGTATCCACTTCCAGCATAGCGGAATTGAAATCCGTCAGCCAAGCCGGTCTATCGTCCTTAGTAAACAACGGCAGATTGTAATTAGTCGTTCCTTTACTATGGCTCAACTTTACCAGTCTCCTTTCTTCCCACGATAATCTCTTACCACAAACGCACTCGCTCCGAATTTCTCTTCGCCAATGCAAACATGGTAGCCATGCGTGTAATGGTTAATACCACCAATCACGCCGTGCTTCTGGCAAATTGCTTTCCACATCGTTTCCATATTCTTATGCTGTGTCAGATTATGGTCAACATGAAAATCACACGCCAGCCCATCAAGGTGTAAGCTGTTCGAGCTTCCGCCAATCTTTCTATTGAACTTCTCCTCTCGATACCAGCTTCCGACATTGATAGGTTTCCCATATCTATCTCTCAATTCCTGCATCATATCCAGAAACAGGAACAATCTTTCATTGACGACGAGCTTAATCGTATTATCCGTTTTCGTATTGCAAAGCTCTTTCAGCTTGAAGTTCTTCCGAATCTGCGTCTCGCCATCAATAAACCTTGTAACCTCTTGCTTGAACAGGTCAAATCTTACGGTGTAAACCATTAGGCAGTCACCCCCGACCAATCGTAATTGTAGCCGGTCACTTGCTTTTCATCGTAAGCCTGAGCGGTAAGCTGCAAGTTATCATACGCCTGAGCGGTGATACCGTTCTCCCTGACATAATCCGCAAGCTGATAAACTGCGGGGCCGATGATAGTCAGCTCACCAGTTGTCACGCTGTGCATCTTATGCGGATTCAGGTAAGGCCACAGTTCCACAAGCCCGTACATATCGTACCGGAACGCTGTGAGATTCTTGTCGTCATACTCCTTAGCCGTCAACTGCAAGGCATCATACTGTCCAGCAGTCAGAGCGCCATATCGAAGCACATCGTACATATCATCCAGCGCCACTTGAATCGGAACTAACCGCCCATCCACCGGAGAGATAACGAACACGTTGCTCAGGTCAGGGAACTCAGAACGCAGCTTAGCAATCTGTGCGTCCGTGTACGCCCTGTTGCTTGCAAGGCCACTTGTCAGAATAGCCCACATAGCACTCAGCTGCTGATTAACCACAGCTTCCATCTCCCTGATAGCCGCGTCAAGTTCAGCCTTGAACTCGCCCAACTTCTGGTCGATGTGTTTATCCTGCGCGTCAATCTGCTCTTGCATCGCCTGTAACTTTGCGTTCTGCTCGGCGAACTGCTGCTGCATTTTCTCTTCCCAGCCGCCCAGAGCCGCGTCAATCGCTTGCTGCACATAAGTCGGCAGATTCTCTTCCAAATCATTCAGATTCTTAATCGTCTCATTCAACTTATATGTCAGCTTCGCCAGACACTCATAGTAGCTGAGAGTTGCGTCATAAGTGGCAGGAAGCACCTTACTGACATAGCAACTAAGGGGCTTGACATACCAATTAAATAGCATTTTCCTCTTCTCCTTTCTCATATTATAATTTGCATATCTCTTCATAGAGAGACAGCGAATCGGTATATGCGGCAGGAAGCGTAGGATTTGGAATGGGGCAATCTTTGATTAACTCAACCATAGCAATCACTCCTTACCACAGATTCATGAACAGGTCAGCGAGGGAATCAATGACTTCCATATCAATGTTCAGCATAGTCTTACGATACTCTTCCAGCAACTTAGAATAGCTCGTTCCACTTTGCTTACCTCTGACGTGTTCAATGAAGTCCTCGGTGCTGTTCACGGTGTTGGTCGTGTTGGTGGTAGTCTCATTGTTTACGGCATTCTTAGTGTTAATGGTTCTGGTATTGTTTGTCTCAACATCGCTCTGATTGTTTACCTGAGTATCGTCAATCTCAGCATTGGTGAGGTAAGTTCCATTCTCAACGTTGGTAAGAGCACCCTGCGGGGTATCGCTGAACTTGTTCTTTCTGGTAGCCGTGTTATCATCCGTCTGTGAACTTGTACCAGCATCGGTGACTGTACCGGTATTTGCACTCTCGCCGGTATTCGTAGCCGAACCAACGAGCTTACCGGTTTCGTCTTTCTGGTTCTTGTGGTCGCGGGTAACGTCTAAATCATACAGAGGATTAAACTCCAGCGTCTCGCTCTTATACCTCTGATTGAAATACGGCATGATTTCATTCATTTTGGTATCGAGCTTGAGTTGCCACAGGCCATAAGTTTCAAGACCGATTTCCCTTGTATAGTAGTGCTTGAGAATCTTCTTCTCCAACACGCTACGATAGCTTTCGTCGAACATCGGGAAATCAAATGAGAAAATCTTCGGCGCAGCCTGTTCGATAATCCAATTTACTTGGTCATACCCTTGGCTTTCCGTCTGTCCAGCGAGCGATTCACAGATAAAGCGAAGTTCCGTTGTGTATTTACTCATCGACCTCTTCCTCGCTTTCCTTATTCTCTGCGTCGATTTCCTCGGTGTCCATAATCTGGTAGTCCTGCGAATACTCGACGGAGATATTCAGCCCGAACATTTTATTGATTTGCTCGCAAGCCATCTGCCGCATTTTCAGTCGGCTATATCGGCTTGCCACCGTAGCACCCTGAGCCTGAGCCGCTTCCTGCTGAACCAGTCGTTCAGCCTTATGCTGAATCGCAGAGATTCCAAGACGTTCCAGAGCTTCATTCCAAATCTTCGTGCGAAGCTCATAGATTCTATCCGCCGTGAACTCAGCACCGGTCGTAAGAACTTGTAAGCCGTTCGGAGAAAGGTTCTTATCGCCGAAGATAACAGGGGCGTTGCCGTCGTACTCCTTATAAAGATTGAGCATGGTAAGCCGCTGGTTTTCCTCGCACTTAATGAGAATAGGTGTTTTCTGAGAGCGAGCGTTTATGTCAATCGTCCGGTCTAAATCCCACAAACGCTGTGCATATAACTCCATTTCATACATGGTCGGCAGTCGAAGATAGTTATTATAAATGATAACACTATCATCCTCTGTCAGATTCCATTGAGCGCCGGTGATAGCATACGCACGTCTGCCCTTTGGGATAGCGTAGACGTTGAACGGCGCGGAAGCAGCCACGTTGAGAGCGAGATAGCCAAGAGGATTTTCATCGGGCATACCGTCATAGAAGAATACCGCCTGCCCCTTAGCATAGAGAGTGAGTTCTAGGTATCGCGGGTCAATCGTGTCGGGGAGATTCTTCCACTCAAACATGGAAGTAGCGAGTTCGGTAAGGCGGTTATAGTACATCAGGAACGTTCTGTCGTTGCTATAAGCACTCTGCCAGAACTCGCGGTTATTTCGTTTTCTTGCCATTTATTCACCACCTTACGTTGTGATTTCAAGGATAGGCTTATTGTCTGCCGCGAGGTTGTAGAAGTCTCCAACCTTTGTAATATCCGTCCACCAACGAATACCGGCATTATACAGGTCGCAGATTTTACGTTCATCATCAGCAGGAATCGAGCCGTTGATTGTGCAGCCTTGCGTTTTGATGTACGTCCACCACTTACGCGCGTGGCGCTCAGGAGAAGCAACTTTCTTTTGAGAGTAACCGAACCAATCCCAAAACGAGTCAATGCGTTCAGCGAACTCACGCCGAATGGTGAAAGCGGATAGCTGGAACTGCTGACGATTCAAAGTCATTTTAAGCTGTCCCGAAGATGTAGCGCCCTGAGTATTATTCGGCATATTCTGAGCTTTTGCGTTTTCACTCAAAGCCCCAAATACGCTGCCAGCTACATTGGTTAAACCTCCGGCGATATTTCCAGCCGCTATCGAAGCGACACCACCTATGACACCGCCAATTGCTTTACCAAAACCGGAGACAACCGCTCTATCCGTTGTGTTACCATTCAACCCGCCAAGAACTTGCACTACGCCATCCTGAGCAAGATACTGCTTATAGGAATCGGTTGTAAAAGCGATTGTCGGGTATCCACCCATCGACATGGATTCATACCAGTTCTGTTTACCGGTAGTTCCCACCCATTCTTTATATCCACGGGGGACAAGGTAACAAGTTCCACTCGGTGTTGCGTCACAAACAATATCGAAAACGCACGACCACGCGGGAGTACCAGCCGAGATATTACGAGCACCCTCAAAGTATTCATACCGATATGTGTGGCTTTCACCGTTGCCATTGAACGCCTGAATACCGCGATATGGGTAAGTAAATAGCTTCTTGTTGTGAGCCTGATAACCGCCGAAAACTGAGACATCGTTGATAACGGAAATTGGAATAGTCTCAGGGTTTCCGTCATTATATACTCCGGCTTGATACGGGGCACAGTACAAAGACACGATAGCTTGAGCTTTATCACCAAGTTCCTCAGACGCTTTCGCAATGACCGCTTTCACGTCCTCTAAATCGCTAAAGCGGTTGAGATAAATACCGCTATAAATTCCAGAGATATACATACCGCCAACATTGTCGGTAATGGTGATAGTTCTTTCACCCTCTGGACCATAAGTTATATCGGCTTTCCACGGCGCGGCAATGTAATACCCCATGACTGACAGCTTAGTTGAGGTAACAGGGTCTTGCTTGAACATATAGTCGCCAATCTCAAAATTCTCTTCCACGAGGTTGCTTCCGATAATGTCTGATTTAGCGTGTGCGCGCTCAATGAAGCACGAATTTGGCGTATAGTCAAAAGCCCACGTTTGCAGCACGTCAATTTCATAGCTTACCAGAGTAACCACTTCGCTGACATATTCCAGCTTTGTGATGAAAGCATAGAACCACTTAGCGCCAAAACGGTCGTTGTTGAACATCAGATAGTTGCAATCAAGAAGCATATCCATAGGGATTTGAACCTTGATTTGATTTCTTCCATATCTCTGATAGCTCAGATTTGCCAGATTAAAACTGTAAACTGTGCCGTCTTTATCTGTCTGGTTGGGCTTTGTGTAATTCGCAAAAGCCTGTGCCTGTGTAGTTTTTGTAGCGCCGGTAGATGTGTCCCAAAATACCGTATTCTCATACGTTGCTTCCAGAGGTACACCTTTCAGAAACAGCAATCTGGTGCTTGGAGAAACTGCTGACATTCCTTTTCTCCTTTCTTATAAAATTAGAGGGAGGGGGAGGAAGTACCCCCTCCCTCTATGCTCTGCACCTTACGCAATCGTAATGGTGCAAACCGCGCTCTTCTTGCTATCGAACGTGGAAGTCGCGGTAATCTTAGCCTTACCGGCAGCCGTGCCTGCGGGAACGGGGGCAAGACCGGAAGCCGTCACGGTAACAGCGGGATTGTCAGAAGTGTAGGTCACTTCCTGCGGCGCGAAGTTGGTGGTGGCGACGGTAGCAGTCACCTGAACCGTACCACCGGTAGCACCGGTGATATTCGCGGAAGTCGGACTAACCGTCACACCGGTAACAGTCGGCGTATCGGGGACGAACGTAATGGCGTTGGCGAACGGAGAGACGGAGAACGTCTTCCACAGATGCAGCCAATACTGCCAATACATACCCTCGCCGATGTACATCTCATCGAACTGAACGAGGTTGTCGTAAACCATGAACCAGTCACGGTCAACAAGGATGGCTGGAATCTCATCCAGAGCCGCCAGCTGGTCAGCAGAAATCTCGTCATAGTTCGGGTCGCCCTTGAACAGCTCGCCAAGGCGGGCGGTATCGAGAGAGCCGAAGCTGTCCACGAGAACCATGTGACCGGCGAACTCCGCCTTGTCCATGTTGAACGCAGACGCAAGAACTTCGACGTTCATCTGAGCCTCGAACTTGGAGTTGACGATGAGATACTGGTTGTCCTTATTGGTGTAGGCATGAACTCCAGCAACGTTGTACTTCGTGGACATAAAGGTGAGGTCATTGGAGATACCCTTAATCGCAGAAACGATAGACTTCATGTTCGCGTCGGTAACAGCGTCAACCTGCTTGACGAACATACGGCCGTCCAGAATCTTGCGAGCGACCATGTACTTCATGACGTTGAACTCATCATAGTTCGCGGCGGTGTACATAGACTCGACAATCTTCGCAATCAGGTCGGTGATACCGTCCCAAGACAGGAACGCCTGACGGAGAGAGTTGTTCTGAATGGTGTTCTTGTAGAACTTCTTGTAGTTCAGGATGTGGAACGCAGAGCGAATGTCGGGAATGACGCGCTTTGCGAACTGGCTCTCGGCGACGCTGGGGTCGTACTGCTGAGCCTTGGCGAGTTCCACGAAAATCTCTTCGATGTTCTCGCCGAACTCGAGCATACCTTTCTTAAAGGAAGCCCAAGGATTGTCATAGAGCTTGGAGGTCACGATAACGCGGCCGATACGGTTGACAAGGGCGTTGACGAACTCGTTCTGAAGAGTGACATTATCCATGATGATAGCGCCAATCTTGCGGACGCTGTCAGCGTCGGGGGTTGCGATGGGGACGTAGTTCTGATAGTTCATGGAAGCACTGTTGCGGATTGCGTTCAGCACATCCACGCTGCTGTTGGTCAGAGTGACCAGAGCGGGCTTATTAGGCATAGCTTCATTCTCCTTTCAAATACATTATTTCGTAGAGAACAAGTCTTTGAAGCCGATAGACCTTGCTCTCTGTTCCGCTTCATCAATGGGATTCGGCGGTTCAGGTTCTTGCGGTACAATGGGCGTGGACATAAACCTTTCTCGATAATTTCTCGAAAGCTCGTCATAACGCCCCTGCAAGTTATCGAAGTCCGATTTGCTAACAACGTCGGCGGGCTGAGAGGATAACCCATCAAAAGTGTCTGCCATATCGCGCATGAAGTTCAAGGCATCTTCGGAGTTATCATCGCCCAATCTTGAATTGATTCGAGCCATGAAATCGTCTCGGTTTAACTGCGGCATCGTGTCACTCCTTTCGTTCTGAAATTATAAAGTAAAGGCAAATTTCCTTACCCTTTATCCATATTATAATATGTACTTGACAAAATGTCAAGTTGCATTTATAATATGATTAGATAGATTATGCCTTTAACTTTATTTCATTTGAGGTGCAATCATGGAAAGTGTCATTGTAGCCGGATTTGCGGCGTTCGCCAGTATTCTCGGTTCATATATGGCTAATCGGAAATCTTCGGCGCTGGTGGAATACCGGCTGTTGGAGTTAGAGAAAAAAGTCTCTGCGCTTGCGTCTGACGCAAAAGAGATTTCCGAACTTCACACCAGAATTGATGTTCTGGAAGAGAGAATTAAGGTAGCCAATAATCGAATCAAGGATTTAGAGAATGGGGCGACGAACTAAACGGTCTGCTACCAGTAAAAGGGTGTTGGTTATCCTCGCCCTTTTCCTGTTAGCTTTCATAATTTCCATGATTATCACGTTCTGGGTTAAAGGCGCTGTTCCTGATACTTTGATTTCCTGTGTTCTTGACGCTTCTAAGATTGAAGCTATGGCGCTCGGCGCTATCAAAATTTCTAAGGTTTGGAGAGGTAAGAATGATGTTTGATAAAATCGTTTCTCTGTTTAACGTTTGCAGTATCATCGCTTTTGCCCTTTCTGGGGTATTTTGCTATCTCGCCATTGTGGGTGTTATCACAGCGGAGCAGTTTATGACTGTATTCAGTATGGTTATCAGCTTCTACTTTGTGACGAAGCAGAAAGCAGAGAACAAGTAATGGGTAACTACTACGACGGGACTAAGCTGCTGAGCTTGACCGACATTAACGGCAATCGCCCTGAGATTTATATGTGTACGACAAACCGCACAGGTGGTAAGACTACTTACTTCGGTAGACTTGTAGTCAACCGCTTCCTCGATAAGAGAGAGAAATTTGGACTGCTTTATCGTTACAACTATGAGTTGGACGATTGCGCGGAGAAGTTCTTCAAGGATATTGGCGAACTGTTCTTCAACGGATACACCATGACTTCAAAGAAGAGAGCAAAGGGAATCTACCATGAGCTTTACCTGAACGGTGAGCCGTGCGGCTATGCTGTTAGCATCAACGGCGCCGACCAGATTAAGAAGAACTCTCACTTCTTCTCCGATGTGAAGCGCCTTATCTTCGACGAGTTCCAGAGCGAAAGCAATACCTATTGCCCGAATGAAATCAAGAAATTCATTTCTGTTCACACCTCTATGGCTCGTGGACAGGGAGAACAGAACCGCTATCTTCCGGTCTATATGCTGTCGAACCCCGTCAGCATTATCAACCCCTACTATGTTGAACTGGGGATAAGCTCTCGCCTTACGGATGAAACCCGCTTCCTGCGCGGAGACGGTTTTGTTCTGGAACAGGGATTCGTGGAGAGCGCTGCTGACGCGCAAAAGAGCAGCGGTTTCAACAAGGCATTCGCTCGGAATAGCTACGTCGCGTACTCTTCGGAGAGTGTGTACCTGAACGACAATAAGGCATTCGTTGACCGACCGCAAGGTGTTGGTAGATACATGGCTACCTTGAAGTATAACGGTCAGACGTATGGTATCCGTGAGTTTGCGGAAGCTGGCGTTATCTATTGCGACGATAGAGCTGATGAAACGTTCCCGCTGAAAATCACCGTCACGACGGACGACCACGAGCTTAACTATGTCATGCTCAAGAGGAACGATTTGTTCCTGTTCAATCTTCGTTACTATTTCGAGCGGGGATGCTTCCGCTTCAAGGATTTGCGCTGTAAGGAAGCGGTTCTCAAATCGCTTTCATACTAACATATAGATAGCGAGTACGACATTTGCAAGCCCAAGAATGAAATGCCTGTCTTTTATTAGGGTAATTCCAGATAGGGTGTAAACGATTGTTATAGCTATCATAATTTACTCCTTTGGTATCATCAGTTGTTTCACCGACCGCCATTTCAGGGTAGCACGGTTTGAATGTACCGCCTGAAAATGTATCGGTTTCGCTGACCGCTTTCGGTGTGCATCTGTTGTTGATACATTGTGCGGGATAGGGATTCGTCTCTATCCCGCACTAAAATTTTTAGTTTAGGCTTCGGAATTTGTATTTCGAGCAGAATAATTTAATCTTGAACGGCTCAGGCAACTCCTGAGCAGCCCCATTCGCTATACCTGTTGCTTCCGTGTTGTGACCTTTAATTCGATGAATACATACCTCGCTATGTGCGCACGTTCCGCACGATTCACCTATATACAAGTTACTCTTGTCCATATTCGTCATTCTCCTCTAAATCCATATACATGATTGCTTCCGCTACGCCGTCTCCGCGCTCTTTGAAGTGTGACGCTAATGTTGGCTGGCCTTTCCTCGCGTAGTACAATCGCATATCGCTGTAATGCTCTTCCAACTGTTGAAGCTCTCGCTTTAAGCTGTTCCACATTCTTTCATAGTTAGCCATCTAAGCCGTCACCCCCAGTGTGAAACAACATATAGTAGGCAATCGCTACCACAACACCAGACCAGAGCCAGAGAATCATTTCAGCACTCATCGGAAGTCCCACCTTTCGCGCTTCTCTGTTATTTCTTCGTGCCACTCGTCGAGCTTATTTTCCAAGTGATTCAGCCAGAACGCGAGGACAATAAGAGCGGCACACATCAAGCAGCACGTTGCTGTGAGTAATAAAATAACCATAGCTTTCTCCTTATAAAAACCACAATGCCGGGTACTCTACTTCTACAAAAGCGGTGTGGTCATCGTATGTGCGGTCAACATACCTGACAAACAGTTTTCCGTATCTGGCTTTTACGTTATCAGGTTGTCTTACCCACAGACCACAAGCGTCAACTAACACGTCGCTGAACCCCTCTTTCAGCAGTTGGTCTACCGTGTCATTTAGTGTAATTCTTTTTCTTCTCATCGCATTTCATAAGGCCCATCTACAAGAAGTATGCCGCCCATTATCCTTTTCGGTTTTAGTCTGCCTGTCGGTATTGACAAGCCCACTTTGAAATCAGTTAGTTCTCGTTTCTGGTTTATGAATTGCTCTTCCTCTTCGGTGTATTCTTTCCTTGTCTTAGTTTGTGTAATGCTGTTAATCAATAGCTCTTTACAAGCGTCAGGCATCCCGGCACATTTCACGTTATAGAACGGCTCGTCGATTGGTTCGCAATCCTCGTGGGTAATATGCTCAATGTATGTTTTCTGTCTTGCAAAGATTCCCTTGTCCCAACAGCTTTCCAGCTTCCAGCAGCAGAAGTTTGTGGGGTGAACGTTGATTCCTTTTATTTCTACCGGTGCGAGGTCACAATGAATACTGTCGGTGTCGGCGTAGATAAACCCTCGCTTGTTTTTGCCGTGATAATTAAGCTGTGCTGCTCGAATTGTGAAGTTGCGGGCGTAGGAAGTTATCGCTGAGCCTATTGGGATATAGCCCGCTTTCTTGTTGTGTTCTTCTATCTCTATGAAGCCGAGAGATTTGTCCTCTTTGACGTAAGCCACCTTGAAGCTGCTGTCTGTGCTGGACGCCATCTTGCCATAGAGATTGTTCAAGAACAGTTTGGCAAGCTCTCGCATCGCGCCCTTGCTTTCCATTTTAATCTTCTTGTACTTCTCCATATACCTGTCAAATAAACCGATTTCAGTTGCGAACCAGCAGCCGTCTATATACTCGGTGTCTGATAGGTTATAGTGCTCAAGTAGTAGGTGATAGTCCATCATGGTTAAGGTTAGTTCCACTGTTGCTGGCACAAGGTTTCCGTCTAAGTCGTAGTAGTGGTCGTAGTATTGCTTTGTTTTCGGGTCGTAAATGTCAGAGGTTTCAAGCATTTCGTTCCCACGGTAGAGAAGATTGCCTTTTATTTGGATGAACGGTAACATTCCCTCTTTGATTTTGAACCGTGTTCGCAAGCGGATGAAGTAGAAAATTTTATCATCGGTGTCTATCCACTTCGGCGGTTCGCCTGTCCAGAATTGCGGTTTGCCTACCGGATAACGGTTTCCACTTTCCGATGACATAACGGATGGATATAGGCTGTTTACGTCTGCCGTTGTACCGTTGGTAAACACTTTGTTCTCTTTTCCTCTTGCTAAATAACACCATCCACCTCGATAGCTTTTCTTAATCCAGTCTCCGGCTGTTGATTGTTTATGTTGTTCTGGGTCTATTGGTATGTCGTATACGTCTGGAAAGTAGTATTCGTATTCCTCTTTGCCGGTCAGCTTGGTGAACTCGTCAAGGCAACAAGAGCCTATCGTGAGCTTGTTATGTCCCTCGGTGAACATGATTTCCAGAGCTTCTTTTACTACGAGAACGTCGTTTGCTATGTACTTCTGTTCTTCCGGTGTAATGGTGCAACCCGCATATCGTAAGCCGGTATATTCCATGTCGAGTTTCTGGTGCTTCGTCTTAAAGCTCTTACCGATTCGCTTTACAGAGAATGGGAGTAGCTTTAAGCTGTCGCGGAACTCGATGATAAACTTTCCTACTTTGATGGTGATGGTGTACCATTGCCCTCGGTTGCTGATTGAGTAGCGGAATGAACCGGAAGGCATTTTCCAAGCTGAAATCCATTGGCAATCATATTCGCTGTCGCTGTTGTATTCGAGTGCCTGTTGATAGCCTTTTTCCGTTAAGAGGTAGGAGAGCCAGAATGAGCCGTCGAACTTCAAGTTGTGGTAGTAACAAATTATGTTCGTTTTAAGGGAACAGAAGTAGTCAAAGGTTTCGTCTATAGAATGAAAAATCTTTACATCTTCGGTAAAAAGTTCCACGGCGGCGCTTGCCCATACCTCTGTATTTAATTGGCCCTTGTAGACGGTTGTCTCGAAGTCCCCTACAAAGTAGCGGTATGAGCGTTTAGCCATCGTGTCACGCCCTATTCTTCGTTGTATCTTCTGTTATATTCTGCGCTGGACTGCTGCCATTCGTCAAACTCTCGGGTGTATTGGAGTTCTTTCATTTCCTCTTCTGATATGACACCCACATCTACTAAGACTTTCTCGAACTTAAACCACCATTGGCGAGCGCGTTCTCCGTCGCTGTCGTAGGCGATTTCGCTTGCTTCGCGGATTGCTTCTTCGCCTTGCGGGGTGCTAAATGCTCGAACGAGGTCAATCAAGCCGCCTTGTCCTCTCCTTGAGAGGTAGTCAGAGATATACCATTTCATAATTCGCGCGTTGGCGTGAGCTACGGCCGCGCTGTCGATCAGCACCATCAAGCCTTGATAGGAAAGATAATCAGCCGATGGGTAGTAAGGAATATCCGGCTGGCTTTCCTCTGGCGGTTTTTGTTGCTTACCGCGAGCAAGGCGTTCTTTGTCTTTCTTGATTGCGTTGGTGAAGCGGGCTTTCCTTGTGGCTTTCTTTCGTTCCTCGATTCTGCCACGCTTGGCGGGCATATACTCGCCGGTGTCTGGTTCGACGTAGTGCGCGCGTGAATAGAGAAAATCGGGATTTATCTTGGATAGGCGACGTATGCTTGCCTTGGTAATTCGCTTCGGTGGCGGCGGGAGCAGCGCCTCGTCGAAGATGTAGCCACGCTTTTCTGCTGCCCGCATGAAGCGGTTTATTCGGTTGCGTTCTTTTTGATATTCCTTGCGGAGTGCTTCTTTCGCTGTCATGGAAAATCACTCCTTTTAGTTACCGGAGAGGGGGTGACAAGTCCCCTCTCCGGTGCAACGAGCAGTTAGTTTAAAAGGTTACAAATGGTTACGCTGTTGGTGTTACTTGAGGGAACAGGTGATGAAGCTCTTGCCCTTGTAGTTCTTGCTTTCCATGCGGTAGACCTCGATGTCATAGCCCTCTTCACCGGCGTCCACCATCTCGTCAACAATGTCCTTGAAAGCGGTAATGAAGCTCTCAGAGCCGGTGACATACTTCGTGCCGTTGGTGTCAACCACGACGAACTTCACATAGTCCTTGCTGTCGGACTTCTCATTGTGGACAGAAACTTCGGCGTAGTAGTCGGGAGTGATAACGAGGTTGCCCACGACATCGCAGCCTTCGGCGTGCTGTGTGGCTTCGTCGAGCTGGACGGCGTTGGTCAAATCCTTGAGCTTGATTTTCTCGCGGGCGGTGAGTTCCTTGGAAGAGTAGGTGATTTTAGCTTCGTATCCGGTCATTTTGATAATCTCCTTTTAATTTGATTTGTTGGTTGGTTACTGGTTGTCAGCGGTGGCCTTGTCGGGGATGACTTCGGAGTTCTCGAGGAACTTCTGAACGCTCATGCCGCGCATCTCGGTGATTTCCTCGCAGCGGACGAGCTTGCAGACCTTGAAATCCTCGGTCTCAATGAGCTTCTTCGCGGCCTTGATAATCTTGTCCTCGGATTCGAAGTGACCGGCGAGGTCGATGTCCTTGTTCATGGGTTCGGCATTGATGGTGTCAAGGCCAAGGATGGTTGCGCGGGTGGTGGTAAAGGTGCGGGTAATCTGGGGTGCTTTCATGTTGTTTTCCTTTCTGGTTTTGTTTTCCGCGAGGTTTGTCTCGTCAGTACTGGAGTAACCGGCTCCAGTAGACAAGGCCAGCGGGCGGCCTTGTTTCGACAGTCAACGGAAAAGGTGAAGATAGGGTAGGATGAATTTACCACAAAAGGGAGAGGTTTTAACACTTCCTTTCGGTAATTAAATTTCCACGCAAGCCCGCTTTGCTAATGGACTATTTGATGGGCGGCGGGTAGTCGGGGATTCTTCCCCAACATTTGGCGCAAGTGTCAGTCATGCAATCGCGGTTGTAGGGAATGTCGAAAAACCAATGGGGACAGCAGTTGCGGAGAGCGTGGCGCTGGAAAGATTTGTCTTGAGGAAAGCGGGCGCAAAAGAGGTCGTAATAGGATTGGTTCATGTTTGTGTTCCCCCTGTTAATGTATTCATTGTAGCAGATTGTATGGGTGTTGTCCAATAGTGAATTTCTATAGCCGGGTATAGGTTTTGGTTATAAGTCAGGTGGTGGAACGATTGTTCGATAAATCCGTTTTGGCGTGTTTGGATTTGGCGAGGAAGTCGGGGTATATGAGAGAAGTTAAGAGAATGTCAGTGGGAGTTAGGTCTAAGGATTGCGCGAGGGACATGATAAGAACTTGTTTATCAAAGTCCGACACTTCTTTCAGGTGTGCAGCTACCATAACAGCGCTTTCATTTAAGACTTCAATGTGAATGTTACCTTGCATTTATTCATACCTCCAATCGGGAAACTCAACACGGGCGGCATTAACGGCGCAATGCCCCTCATGTATGCCAGAATAAGCGTCAACGGCATACGGCACACTAATTATATCTTCGGTATAAAAGGGGCAGTGCTTGCAGTCAGAGGGGCAATAAAAATCCTCGAGTTTGGCTATGGAATGGCGGGAATTTTTTGTTAAATCGTGGTAGTATTTTGCGGTAAACATGGTGTAACCTCACTTTCGAATGAATGATATGATTGAGCCTATGGAAATAGGTAAAATGAATAGTAGGTATATGAGAGTAAACATATCGGTGTTTAACATGGCGATACCTCGGCGGCGCGACGGGGCTTAAAGCCCCGCAGCGTCAATATAGTATGTATGATTGGGTGTTTCATAGCAAAGGATAATATTACCAGCTACGGGATGCGGGAACAGGTAAGCGCACGAGAACATCATGCAGTTGTAGCCAGTGATAGCGTAGCCGTAGCCATAGCGGTCTACCATCTCTTGCCATATTCTATTCTCGGCTGCGTCTTTCGCCGCGCTCGGCTTGTTGTAGCAGTCATGCACTTGTCTATACCCGTGCATTTTGACGGCGTTCCGGTAATTTTCGAGCAGCGCTGCATACTTCTTGTAATTGGTGGACTTGACTTCAATGCCGTTGATATACTGCTTCATTTTCTGTTACTCCTTTTGTTTTTGTTTTAGGCCTCGCCTATGGAATAGGGCTTGACAGGCTCAAACCCTATAGAAAGCCGCGCGGGTTACTCTTTTAGATAAGACAAAATTTGTTTAAGCTCGTCGGCTAAAGCGCTGGCCACTACTGCATCTATTTCAAACCCTTGTACCCCGATCAACGGCGCCAATCCCTCATACGCCGCAACACGTTTTTCTAATAACGCAATCAAATTTTCCTTAGTCATGTTAGATTCTCCTTTTGTTGATTTAGTATTTGTTTTCCCTTGCTTTATGTGCCTATTGTACCGCATACTCTCGCTATTGTCAAATAGTTTATATCTATAGCTGATTATAGCCCGAGACTATAACACGCGCTACTTTACCACCCATATTCACACGCGCTTGTTATTCTTTTAACAGTGTTCGCAGTTAAGGCGCCTTAACTCATTCGGATGGTTCGCCCCGTGCCGGTAAAATCTATACCGAGAGTGCGCGAGGCCCGGATGCGGCGGCGTTTTCGTTCTCACTTTATCCGTAG